AACCGCTAAATTAGCTCAGTCGGTAGAGCGTCCAACGAACACTTGGAATGTCGCAGGTTCGAGTCCTGTATTAGCACAAGCGTGTGGAGCTTGCATTTACAGATTAAACTCTGTGCAAAATCAAGGCTCAAGGATCAGGTTGTAAGGTAGTAAGGCTTAAAATGAGCAAGATCGTAAGTAGTAAGTTCGCAAGGATAATCTTTAGGGCTTTGACCCTTGAGAATGTCCGAGCAGTAGTTCGTTTCTCTGTAGCTCAATGGATCTCGCTCGGCTTCCTCTACGGACACCCAACTTTTTAGTGAGCCCTATATGCAACACATTAAATCATTAGCAACAGAATTAGTTCAGCTTCGTGACTTGAAAGTAGGTGACCAAGTTTTGTGGGACGACAAAAAAGTTCACGAAGTAGCAGCAATCAACGGCCAGATGGGCTTGTATTTCGTGACGTTCAAAGACGGATTATCTGACGGCAAGACGCCTGATCGTAGTGAGATGGTTTATGAGCCTAAGCTTTGTAAGAGGGTGAGGAAATGAGCACCGAATACCGCGACAATCTAGAGCGCCACATAGAGCACCAAAAAGTTGAGCAAGAATTCGACATGCTCAAGTGGCTAGCGTCTTTCATTCCAGAAGACACTGAAGACAAAGCCGGATTCGGGCCGTTCGAGTTACCGGATGAAGCTGGATGGATGCGCTCTATATTCCGTTACCATGATCACTACTACGTAATTGGGCCAGAAATAAACATGCAATTAAGCGAGATAGATTGGCGAATCTTCAAAGCTCTCGTGATCGGTGCTGAGCAAACAGAAGACTGGATGGAGCGATGCCACAGGGCGAAACACATCTGTAAGTATTGGCCGATCATGAGAAGCGCGGGACATTATTTATACAATAGGAGATCGAGATGAGAACAAAAAAGAAAGCAGTGACCAAAAAGCGCAACCCACAAGACGCCACTAACAGGAATGTTAGGGCGGCGAATAAGAAGATAGCTAACCTAGAAGATTGTGTTGGTTATCTTCAGCATGCTGTTGTTGCTCTCACATTTGAGGCCGATAGCTTAGAGTCAAGAATCAAAGCGCTAGAAACTAAGAGTAGGAAGAAACAATGCTAACCAAACTCCTCCTACACCTTTTCGGCGGTATACTGTTAGTGCTGTTCTGTGCAGCAATTTTTGTAATGTCTCTTGTGGATAGGTTGGTATGACAGAAGACGAGAAAGCAGCGGAAGCGTATGCACAAAAGCATAACGATCCTAAAATTGATTGGGATGTAATGACACAAGAACAAACTCAAGCTCTCTTAGAGAGAGTTAGCTGTGATGGTTGTCGTCATAACTTTAAGGCTCTTAGTCTTGCCTTCCTCGCCGGAGTCGAGCATGCGAGGCCGAGGTGGATACCGGTTGGTGAGAGGTTGCCGGAGCCTGACGAACTAGTGTGGACATTCTCAAGCGATAAGAAATCAAGTTATGGCAAGATGATCCGGAATGGATATTGGGAAGTGCTTAGGGATGGAATGGAGTGGCTTGAAGTCACCCACTGGCTCCCTTTTCCACAGGAGCCAAAAGTATGAGCGAGAAAGACGAAAGCTTGGACCTTCAAATACTTAAACTCGGGCAAAGATACGGGTGCTTGTTAATCGACTTTCGAGAGAATCTCAAAGCTCTCATCCAACAACGCGAAGAGCTGGCCTGGAACGCGGGAAGAAGCTGGCACCTAGACACACCTTGGAACTGGAGTTTTGACTTTGACACAATCAACGACTGGAGAGAGGCGAAAGAGAAGTGATGGAAGTTGAACCAATGTCATATGAGGAGCGTCGTAAGTGTTGGCTAAAATCCCCAAAGGAAAGCAGAGAGGGCGCAGCTTTTGGAGTTTTGAATTACTTACTCAACGTAGAGGACGTGAGCCTTGAGCAAGCAATACAGAGAGTAATTGATGCGTTTGGGTGTAGCCATACAGAGTTAATGGGAATCATAAAGCGATATGCGAAGCAGGGAAATACATAGAGAAGAGTACGAAGTGGCTTTACAGAATCTAACCGCAGCAATGGCCTTTGGTTGTAAACGCAATTCAGCAAGAGCACAGAAGTACGCGGATACTATCCATGGCTATGTGTTGCAGAAAGAAGCAGCAGAAGTGCACGCAAAATCTATCCTTGAAGGACGTTGGAAAGAGAGATTCGAGAAGATAGCAGCAACTACGGAGGACAAGTAATGGAACAACGCATAGGAACTTGTTCAATCTGTGGTGGATCTGTAGTTGGTTGGCAGGGTGCTTGGTGGGGCGTTCAAAGTCCCCCAGCCGCAAAATGCAGCGGTTGTGGAGCTGTAATGCAAAGTGATGTGATTCCGATGGTGCCAAACCCTGTAAATGCAAGCACGCAATCCATCACTACAAATAAGCTCCTATGGCTAGACAGAAAGGAGAAGAGATAATGGAAGAAGTTTTGGATTTTGATTCTATACCTGAAGGCTATGAGGTTGCATTCCCTCGTAAAGAAACCCCATCCCAGCGGCGGGTGAGGTTGGTGGAGATGTACGCAGGAATGCTCGCAAGCAAGGAGGACGCAGATGTTACGAGCGGCGTGCATCTAATTCTTGCTGAAGCAGTCGAACTTGCAAATGCGGTCATAGCAGAAACCACGGAGGACCAGTGAGCAGTCTACCTTTAGAGTTTGATGACACTAGAAGGTTAAACCATGCGATAGCTGCTATTTACACTTTGCAGGACGACATCGCATGTGCGTTGCAACTGGGATCAGATGGAGAAGTGATTAATCACATCATGTCTCAGTCCGGGAAGCTCGGGAAGCATTTAGATTACTTGAGCGAGTTAGAAGACAGAATGCTGGAGGTAGTGTGCAAGTGAGTAGCGAGAAGAAAGAAGCTTTCGAGAAATGCTGGGCAGAACTCCCAGGAAAGTTGTCCCCGTTAAATGATGGAGACCAGGTTGCCATCTCAATGTGCCTATTAGCAACGGCAGAGTATCTTGAAGAGCTAACGCAAGAGCGGGATGCCGATGTTTTGCGAATGCAAAAAGCTACTGAAACGATTGAAACACTAACAGCCACTTGCAATGACCTTAGGCAAAAACTCTGGGATTGGAATGGCCAGTTTGAAACTCAAGAGGCGCGACTTGAAGCAATCACCGCCGAGCGCGACCGGCTGAGGAAGCTGCTCTCCTCCAGCCCCAAGATCCACCTAGTCTGGAAAACATTTCCTGACGGAACCGAAGACGTTGATAGTGCGATCAGGCAGAGAGACATTTTCGTTTCTGTGAAAGCTGAGCCAGGGTTTAGGGAAGAAGTGGTTTATGCGGTGAGGGTTGAGGGGGTTGAGTAATGAGCGAAGAGTTGAAAGATAAGCACTGCGTAGGAACCACTGAGAACTATTGTTGTAAATGTGGCAAGCAAGTCAATCTTAGATCAACACCATGCGAGCCACTATCTCACAATTTGTTTAAATGGGACACGACGAGTGGAGTGATTCAAGGTTTGAAAGAGTCCACATACACCCGCAGCAAGGAGGCACATGAGCAAGAGCGCTAGCATCGAGAAAGTTGAGAACGGATGGATCGTTACCACAAGCCCGATCTTATCTATGACAAGAAACGTTTACACCAGCCTCGAACGAGCACTCTGTGCGGTTGCCACTGCTGTTACAGATTGGGAACAGTTTGACGTTGGCGATGCTTTGAAGATTGTGAAACGCAAGGAGGCACATGACCGAGACTAACGGGCACTATGCAAGACTAATTTTCGATGGGCAAGAATGGAGCATTGTCGGTTTGCCGAAGTTTGGAGACGAGCAATGGCTAACGCTCGAAGCTCTCTATGAGGTAGCGGGCGTAAGAACAATTGATCGTATGTGCATTCCGCTTAGTTGGGTTGTTCAGAAAAGTGTTAAGGAGAAGTTGTGACCGAGACTAAAAAAGCTATCGAGAACGATACAGTACAACGACTGATGCTCGAAGCTAAGATGAATGCGGCCCTGCGCTGGGATGTGATGGTGATTGTTAATCCAGTAGTTAACGAGCTTCGGGTTGAAATTGTGAAGTTACGCGAAGAGATTGCAGCGTTAAGAGAGGAATTGTGTTTATGACCGAGACTAAGCAGATGACAGAAGCAGAAGAAGCTGTAAATGCCCTTTGTTTTTGGGCAACTCCTTTCGCAAAAGGCGCAGCCTATGACATGGCCAACATCATCCGCTCCGAACTCCGCTCGCTGCGGGAGAAGGTGGACAGCTTTCAAGCTCAATACGATCATTGCATAGATCATTATACATCCATTAACAGAGAGCTTTCTCTTGAGAACGCTAGGTTAAAGCAGAAGCAGCAGAAGCAGGAGGACAAATGACACGAGAAGAAGCGCTGCACTGGTTCTGTAAGGGAATCGAAGCTACTGAAGAAGGCGGGAAGTCGTTTGAGCAGTTGTGGGGGGAGAAGCAGCAGGACCAGGAGCCGGATGTTATTCGAAAGTTGTCAGTGATGCTCGTGACTCTATGTCGAACGCTCCCAAAATATCATGAGCTGAGAGTTGGTGCTCTGGAATACTTGGCAGAGCAGAACTTGATGCCGAGTCCGTTGCGTGATGGTGGGGAGGGGTGATGGAGATAGAGTACAAGAAAACAAGTCGCGGCTTTGCGACGATAGAGTTCAAAGATTATTACGATGCAAGTTGTTCAGTGCAGAAAAGCAGCTTAGCGACAAAGGGCGCGATCTGGATTGGAATCGACGATCCAGCACCAAAGATTCTCGCCTCCAAAGTGAACCAGGTTAATCCTGAGACTGGCGAAGTTAGCGGTTGGGTTCCATTTCACATTCCTGACGATGTGCTCATTTCTACTCGCATGCATCTGACTCGGGAACAGGTCGCTATGCTGCTCCCGATCTTACAGGTTTTCGTTGAGACGGGAGAGTTACCCGAGAAGGAGTGATATGGAAGAAGGATTTAAAGAGATTTTTACATGGGAGCAATGCAAGAAGCTAATACTAGCACTCCGTATCTACAAGTCGATCTATGGGGAAGACTTCGACCCCTGCACTATTTGGCAAGAGAAGATTGATAGATTCCAAAATATATTGGACGGCAAAGTAGAGAGTGAGTAGGTAGGAGTGATATGGAAGACGAAACGAAAACTGAAAGTGCTACAGAAGTTTGGGAAGCGAAACCTTGGGATGCTGGTACTTATGTTTTCCACCTCCCAAAGATCACCTGCTCAAGATGCAAGGCTCAAGATGTAGAGCAAGGGTGGAATATTGGCTTCAGTAATGGGTTGGAAAGCATAGCAAAGAATGAGTATGGCACGGCCATCTTTGATCTATGCGGACCCTGTACAGTCGAGTGCTGGGCTAAGTTTTGTGGGATTGAGAAGTTGAGTAAGTAGTTAGGAGGAATCTTGATTAAACACATTAAGGAGGAGCATGGAGATAGCTAAAGAGAGCAGCATCACTCACACAGAGGTCGTAAAGGTCGCAGCAAAATGGCTTACGCGAAATCATCCGATAGTGATTACCGAAATGGCATGCAGTAACGAAGAGCCGGACGTAATAGGTTGGAGCGGTGGAATCTCGACACTGATTGAGGCTAAGGCGAGTCGCTCAGACTTCTTGAGTGACAAGCGTAAGTCATTCCGATCCAAGCCAGAGAGTGGAATTGGGAACTATCGGTACTACGCCACACCCAAGGGTCTGATTTCTATAGATGAACTTCCGTCTCAGTGGGGACTACTCGAATGGGATGGTAAACGGATGTGGAGGACAAAGGCCCCTGAGTTTTTTCAGGAGATCAATCACAAGCAAGAAAAGGTGCTTCTAATTTCAACCCTGCGTCGCATCGGTCAGCAGTCACCTCAAGGAGTTAGCATTAAAGCCTACTACTATCAGACAGAGAATCGAACCACCCTTTCACTGGATGTTAGCGATATCGAGGTATCCGCATGAAAACCATCACCAAGCAAGTCGAGCAAACCTTTTACGTGTGTGAGGGGTGTGGGGGAAACTTTTCAAATGCAGGCTTAGCAAGCTCGTGTGAGAAAGACCATAAGCGTAAGTCTTGTCAACACGACGGTGATTTTACGTATAAGTTTACAAGCTATTATGGAGAGCGAGCAAAACTTGAAAGAACGTGCAACTGCTGTGGGGAAGTGACTCAGCTCTTCTTTGACGATCACGGCCTCACCCCCGCCCAAGCCAAAATCGTTTGGGAGATGTTGGAGGGGGAGAAATAGGATGGACCAAATATTCCCTACTTTTCTACTTGGCATTTTAATAGGGGGTCTCCTCGCCTATTGTATAGCCCGCTATGACAATAAAGAAGAGCTAAGAAAAATTCGTGTGCAGTGTAATTGTGGCTATTACAATTCAGAAACTGGAAACTTTATTTGGGCTCCAAAGAAGTAGAGGTCCAAGCCCCTCTACCCTAGACCTTGGATCACCTCCCTTTAGGTAAGCATCTTGGCTGTAGTTGCTCTAACTACTCCAACACCACCAATAATTGATCCTAACTTTACTAGCGCTGTTCCCACTGCTAGTGCGTGAGGGTCTGGGATCGCAAGCAGAATTGCGCCGACTCCACCTAAGGCGCCTCCGACTGTTCTAAGTAAGCCTTTATATTTATTTAACCAATCCATATTTATCCTCTAAAAGAGCCTGCCCTGTAGGCTGCATTAACTATTCCGATCTGCTTCCCGTTCGCTACTACCTTAAGGGTAGGTTTGCCGTGAATGCGTTTAGCTTTCTCAGCAATTATGTACCCGTACTCACCAAGGTAGTATCTGTGTTTGCTAGTTTCGAAAGGCCCGTAGTACGGCATTGTTGCGACTACTTGCCCGTTGTCTGCTACTAGCTCAACTCGTTTTGCTTTGACTGGAGTAATGAATACAGGTTTGTACGCTCTAGGCTCTGGAGGCGTAGAGTGTCGGTCTGCGTGGCTTTTCCAGATGTGTTTAGAGTCTAGTCTAACTTCTCCGGCTGGCCTGTGTAAATAAATGATGGAGTCTATAAGCTGTGCCGTAGGCCACGCCTTTCTTTGAGGTCTAGGAGTTTTGTCGTTACCGTTGAGCTTGCCGTTAAATGCGGGATGCCAGAAGTAGAATACCTGAGCTCTCTGGTGCTTTGCTTTGTCCTTTTCTACGTCTGCATCTACGCAAGAAGTTCCATCGTAGGAGTATTGGTACGCTCCAAATTTAGGCGCTGGAACCGCGTGGGAGCCATGAACCTCGTTCATGAAGCGCTCGGATAAATCCCCAGTGTAAGGACAGTTTACGATCTCAACGTTTCTTGAAGCGTCACCACAACGGTTCAGTAAGTCTTTAAGTTGTTGGCCTTTAATGGTGTGTTCACAGAATGGAGAGAACTGAACATGTACGTTAGGGAATTTTGCTTTTAGAGTGTTGGCGCGCTGGAGTTCTTTGTTGATAACTGGATCGTGTACTCTTGGGTTGTATTTGTGGGCATCATCCCAGATGGCGTGGATGCGAACTCTTGGGCATCTTCCTGTAGCTAGAAGTTGTTCAATAACAGGCCAAGCATTCCCAAATGTGTTAGCGAAAAACCCGGCAGCCCAGCCTTCTGGATGCTCGCGAACTAGTAGGTCTCCGAACTTGGCTCCGCCCAAATAATCCAATCCGTAAATCATGAGTCATTCTCCTCTTTGCTAAACCTACTTAGTACGTACGCGGACTTCCCCAACATGCGAGTATTCTCGTTCATTGCTAGGGAGTTCGTGCTAATCGTCATGTGATTCTGCTTGATGCATTCCGCTTGAAACTCGTGGCAGGACTTGTTCACTTCTTTAATGGTCTGCTGGAAATTGTCAACGATTTCTTTGATGTGCTTTAAAAAGAAAACAACCAGCCAGCCAAGAACCACAAGGCTTGGTATTTGTTTTGCGAGTTCTAACCACAATGGTTCCATAGTTATTCCTTAAGTATTGGGTGCGTAGGTTACATAAAAAACATTCATTGCAAGCGCTGCAGTTGTGATATCAATAAGCAACGCGTCACCTGCAGCAGTTTCGCAGTACCCGCTATGCACGATAGGGCGCCTGTCAATTAATCCTGATCCATTGCCCGGCACTGAAAGACGAGTAGAAATCAAGGTTCCAGTTCCTGACTTTAAATAGAAGTATGGAACCGTTGCTGTGGTACCCTGAGCCTCCCAGCCCATAACACGGTGAATCTTTCCGCTAGCACTCGCAACTACAGACTGGTTATTGCCCGTACCTAATTCAATAACGGCACAAAGCACCTTGCAGCGCTGTCCATTAATCTCGTAAATCCCTACTGGTGATATTATTTGCCCTTCCACTACGCTTTTACCACTTTCTCTTCGTTAACAAGCTTCCCGTAGATCTTTGCAAGCCTAGGAAGCAGTGTCGTTTGCAAGTATTTTACTTGCTCGGCTTGTGTTTTAGTGAGTTCTTTACCGTCTAGCCACTTCTTGAGTGTTGGGGCTCCTAGGTAGTGGGACGCGTATATTGTCGCGACATCATCCGTACCGAATTGCTTTATAGTGTCCGCTTTTAGCTTTTTATACCCTGCGTAGTTATCCGCTGGGTCGAACACGTCCGTAACTCCAAGGCTCTCTGCAGTTCCTTTGATCAGTTGGAACAATCCAGAGGCGCTAGAAGTAGGGTTCTTGGCTTTCGGGTCACCGTTAGACTCCATCAGCATGATTGCATGATCTACTGGGTCTTTCTTAATTTCTTCCATTATGTCGGCTACTGGTGCGTCCATAGTATCTCCTTTTAAAAGAGTGTTCATTAGGGGGAAGTCTTGAGTAGTATCGAAAGATACGGGATCCATGGATGCGCCGGATGCGCCGAGTACTTTCTGTAATGTAGACTTACTCTGTGCCGTAGGCGCTGGCTCGCTAGTTACGGAATCTAAAAGCTTAGCTAATGGAGTACGGTTGTCTTGGTCTCGGCTGAGTTCTTTGGTGCCCATGATGGCGCCAGTTTCTACAGCGCCAATTGCTGCATTTTTTAGGGACTCAAGAGCATTGAACATTCTTCTGTTTGTTGGGGCCCTAGATAGTTGTTCAGCAAACTTCGGATCTAGTGCTGCCTTGAAAAGCAAGTCCTCAACTGCTTTTGCGTCTCGTAGCCCTGCGCCTTGCTTAATGGCTTCGATAACTCCTGAGAATCTTCCGCTAATTCCAGGGACTAGGGATTCTGTAATTACGTCTTGGAGAGCTCCCGCTACTGTGCTTTTTTGGGCTGTTGTAGAATTGCCCTTACTAGCCTTAAATCCTAGATCCGCAACTCCGGCCTGAGATTTTAAGTCTTTGCTTATTTTCTGCAGGTTCCCGTAGTAACCTTCCCCGAATAGTTCCTTGATTGCGGTTTCGTTTGAGTCAACGAATCTGCGCATTTTGTCAGAGGTCAAGTTGCCTTGAGCGTCTTTAGGAACCATGTCCAAAACGCCGCGCTTTACTTGTTCGAGAAGGCTGTCATCGTTCCCGATCGCTGTTTTCAGCTCTGCGACAGCCTGCTTGTCTCCCTTAAAGACTTTATCCAAAACATTTGATACTCTAGCGTTGTCACTTGTTAGGTATCCACCAACGGTACCTTTTCTAAAGGCTTCTTTCTCTGCTGCAGTGGATTGCCTTGCAGCTTTCCAAGTTTGGTAAGACTTCTCAGATAAGCCGGAAGCCATCGAGTTGTCTATCTTATCGGTCAGTTCTGTTAGAAGTTTTCTTTCAAAGCCTGTAAGCTCTCGATCCCTTAAAAGAGAAAGAGCGTCGGCTCTAATATCTTGAAGGCCGCCAGAGTTTAGAACACCGGATTCTTCTTTTGTCACTTGAGAAACTAAATCCTCAACCTTTGAATTTATTGGAAGTCCCTTAGTTCTTTTTGCTAGAAGCTCCTTTAGAGGGTCTTTCACTCCCTGTATTGGGATCGACTCTTCCCTAGGAACTCCGGCCCAAAACTCTGAAGAGTTTCTCTGCATTTTGCTCTGGGTGCTTTCTGCCGCATCTATTAATGCGGACCCTAAACCCTCTTTATTTACAGAATCAACAGAGCTTCCGCTATTAAACAGAGTCCGCCTTGCAAGATTCCTTCTCCTGTCAAGGTCCGCGTAAATGTTCGCGTTATCTCCAAGCCGTCCGCCTAGCGTCTTTTCTAATTGAGCAACTCCAGCGTTTCCAGTTCTCTCGGCTGTGGTTTGTAAAGCTTCAAGCTCATTGGTTGGGAGTGCGTTCACTTTTGCTAAATCGTCAGGAGTTAGGCCGGTAACCTCCTTGAAAGAACTGGCCGCCGATCCTAACACTTCGTCTGCGCTAGATCCTATTAGAGCTCTCTCTAGTAAAGAGCCGATGTTACTTGCTGCGCTAACAGCCCCTCCGACTCCGACAGCTCCAATTAGTGGCGCTACCTTCTTGTCTCCCGTTAAGTCTTCAGCTCCTTGAGCGCTCACGCCGGAAAGCACCCCCGTAAGTAGGGAGCCCAAAGTATTCGCCCCTTTAATAGGCACCGGAGCCGCAAAGTTCCCGATAGTTCTAGCGTACCGGTACTGAGGATCTTTCTCTGCAAGTAGTGGATCTATTGTTGAAGATACCGCCTGAGACACTGGAAAATTAAGCCTTGGGCCTCCTGGTTGGAAAGGATTAAGATCGGCAGCTAGGCCGAGCATTCCCGTAGTTCCTTCTACTACGCCGGAGCCGAAGTTTTTGGCGGAGTCTAGGACGTTCCAATCTCTATTAACCGAAGAATTCTTCATTGCTAGGAGCTCTGCAGTAGAAAGGGAGGAGAGATCGGGCATGGGTTGCGCTACTGCAGTAGGTTGCGCCATTGCTGAGGCTCCCTGCTTCATCGCAAGCAATTCTTCGACTGACAGAGAGGAAAGATCCGCCATTAGTACGGCACCACCGGGCCGGTTGGGAGAGGGGCTCTTAACGGAGTTCCGTCAGGGGCTAATCCTCTTCGAGCTAATTCTTGATCTACAAGACTGATCGGATCTACTATTGGGGCCTCCTCCTCAAACTTCATTTCTGGATCAAACGGAAGGATGTTTTTAGGATCAGCTCCGCGTTGTTTCGCTGTAGCTATTCTAGGTGCTGTCTGTAAGAGCGCTTCTGCATACAAACCTTTTTGAGTTTTTTGAAGTTCTCTATACATTTGTTGCTTAACTTCTACTCCCAAAGAGGAAGATCCGTTTAACGCGCTTTCAAGCTGGTTTTTGAACTTAATTAAAAACGGATTTGAGCCGGCTACCCGGTCATACTCTCCTTCTCTAACAACCGATCCATCTAAGCCACCGATGAAAAGGGTAGCAAAAGGAATATCAGAGCTAGCTGTGTTCAGATCTTTAATGTTCTTAAGCTGAGAAAGGGCTGTCGAAGTAGTTTGAAGTTTAGAAACTGCTGGGTACTTAGTCGCTGTTAAGATTTCGTTTCTGGCTGCGTCTTCCTCTGCTTTGATAGCAGATAGTTGCTTGGCGGATGGACTGTCTGGATCGAATGTATTCGGGCCATAGATGTCACGCTTCCCTACTGCTTCTCCGATAACATCAGCCCGCTTCCCTAACATCCTAGCTAATAAATCAGAGTCGAATTTCTTTTGTGCCTGCGCTTCTTGCTCTTTTGCGAGGTAGTTCTTTAAAGCAGCGGTCCCCCTAAAGTTTGCAAACGCTTCAGGATTCATCCCTTCAGGCATTGCCACATTTATAGGATCGCTTCTTAATTGTGGGAGTACGCTTATTAGAGCGTTGGTCTGTTGAGCCGCATTTTCTCTAGCCTGATTCCCTAGCAATCCGGCAAGGAAAGATTTAGCAAACAGCCCAACGCCACTTTCTACCGGCGACCACGTAGAAGTATCCGGCGCCCATGAGTTTAAGGTGCGGCTAGTTATTCCGTACGGATCTGATTGTGTTACAGATTGATTGAACGCGGCTAAATCGCCAACACCTAATAATCCTAAGTAGTCTTCTCCTGCCATTGTCTATTTCCTAAGAGAGCATTTCAAAACCACCACCCGAAGATCCTCCACTCGAAGAGCCTCCGCCCCCTCCAGAAGCTGCGGTTCTGTACTTAGCGATCCTCTCGTCTGACTTCATTTTCATTTTAGCGAGAGCTTCATCTCGTGTCATTCCGTATTCAGTTATTAACGAATTGAGAAGGTCGTTTCCAGTTGACAGAGAATCAAGTTGAGACTGGTACTGTCCTACTGCGCTATTAATGAACGAATCTCGAGCACTTTGGTTGACTTGCGCTTGCGTTGCCATTCGAGCATCTGCTCCTGCTCGAGCTCTGTCTAACGCCGAGCGTTGTTCAGTTGCGTAGTTCTCGTTAATCGCTCCGATTGTTCGACCGTAAAGGTCTTTACTGTTTGGGTTAAACTCTTCAGCGGGATTATATGGAATGCCTCTGTTTGCAAGCTCTTGTTTTTTCTCTTCTAACTGGCGAGAACGATTCCTATCCAAGTATTTAGTTTCTTCGTTGTAAAGAGATTCTTGATTCTGCTGTCTGTAGGCTTCCAAGTCTGCAGCGGTCATTACTTTAGGCGCGTTACTTAAATCTAAAGGCTTGTATGTATCTAAGATTCCATCAAGGAAAGCATCTACTGACTTTCTACCAAACGTAGTGTTTGGGTTGTTGTCTGTTGGTGTAGTAGGTGTGGTAGGCGCTGCTGGGTCCACTGGAGCTGTTGGGGTAGAAGCTTGGCCCCGTAGCGTCTCTAGTCTTTGAGTTAATCCAGGCGTTGCAGCTTGTCCAGCTTTTTCACGCTTCGCGATTTCCTGCTCTGTTCTTTGGATCTGCTGTTCTACTGTTTTTGGTGCTGCAGGGCTTGCGGACAATTTCTTGCCTAGTTCGTTAGCTGTCTGCTGTGCTCTTGTCCCGTAGCCAGCATCAGCATCTTTCTTGATAGCGGCGATCTGCTTAGCTGATAAACCATCAGGTATATTAATTGTTGTGCCCTTGGCTGATTTATACTTCATCGACTTGCTATCTCCCCGGAGTTGTACCAAACGTTATAACTGTAAAGGTCTAGTCCTACAGTTTTTGCTGCTGCTGTAGTTCCAGACATTTGAACCTGTACATAAGTTATATTCTGCATTCCTACGTTAACCGCTGGCTTTGCTACCGCTGTCGTTGCTGCATCGGTTTTCTGATTGCCGCTTGATTGCCTTCCAAAGTCCACCACAAAACTCCAGTTAGTTTCAGCGTAAAGATCTGACTCGAGTATAGGTTCAATCTGAACCGCTTCATAGACTGCAGTTTTTGGAAGTGGGATTGGAGCTGAGAGCATTGTGTACTGATACGGAGTATCGGCATCGTCATTAGCGGAACGATCTGTAAATCCAGTGGAGCCCTCTTTTTCGTAAACCATGATTTTGGTAGAGCCTTCGCATAGCGTCAGGATTTTGTTTTTATACCTCAGGATGTCGAGTATCCTGCCGCTGCCGTTTCCATAAGACCGCTGGAAATTCCAAGATTTTCTAAGAGTATCAAATACAAAATAGAAACTTCCTGACTGCTGAAAAGTCCTAGAGGAGTCTATGTAAGATGGGAAAGAAATTATAATTCTATTGGTTTTAGGATCCCATACTCCTCTAATATGCGGATTGATAGCTACTGAAGGGTTACCGAAAGAAACGCGCATTGCCTGAATCAGATCGGTCCACGTTCTTTGAATTCTTGAATTCACTGTAAGACTCGCTGCAGCTTCGGAACCCTTCAAGAATAAATCTCTTAAAGAAACTACGCCCGTGTCGCAAAATATTAAAGCGTCCCCTTGATAAGCTACGTAAGAATCGTAGTTTACAGGAGGGCCTATCTTCCCTCTTCCTACTAATCCCCAACTGTCAGAGTCTGGATAAGATCCGGAGTAGAATAGAACCTCGCCACTGTTAAAAACAAAAGCAAGTAAGTTTACAGAACTTACCGTGTCTGCAATTGTGATTGGTGTGATTATATAAAGCTCAGATTTCTCTAAAAGAATCGGCGCTAGGTTTATCTTTGTTAAGGCTCCCGTAACTGCTGAGATTTCACTATACCAATACGCTGCCTCTCCGTACTGAGCTAGGTACGCTCGGTTATTATACACCGCGCCACTTATCGGACGTAATCCTGAGCCTGTGTATGTAATAGTTGTCCAGGTTGCGCCGTCGTACTGAAATCCAGGGTAGTAAACAGTTTGGCCAAACAGATAAAGGTAGTTGTTGAAATAAAAACTATAAAAACTATCGTTGCCGGAAGCTGCAGAAGTGTACGCAGTTGCTCCGGTTTCTACGTTGTATATAAGCATCTCAGTTGTTGAGCTTTTATAATCAACAGCAAATAGCGCTGTGTTCCCGTAGGCTGCAAGCTTTCTCGGCGCTGGAGTGTATGCCGGGGTTATCGTGTAGTACTTCGAATCTCCATTTCGTAAGGAAATTCCCGCTTCGTTCGTGTTGAAATTGAAAAGATTCTCGCAGAAAGGACTGCGTAGCGCTGCCTTAGGTAGATTCTCGTCAACCCCTGCGTATGGTGCCGGTAAGTTCGCAGAACTAACCACTTCCTACCTCCTAACTATTGTTGTGGTTGGGACGACTTGACCTGCTGGAAGCGGAGTCACGTAAGGTTTCTTTGTCTGGATTGCCCCTTGAGCTGCTGCTTGAGCTGGGGTTTGTGCAACGGTCTGAACTCCAGCGTTAAAGCCTTTAAGCACCGCATCTTTATTCTCTTGGGCTTTCTTTTTATCAGAGATTTTCACTCCACCGTCTTCTGAATAGTAAAGCCCAGAATCAATGTTCGCTTGAGTAATAGCTTTCTGTTGTTCAAAGTTTAGTCTCGCCCACTCTTGAGGTGTGTACGTGTCGATATTTCCTTCGACTCCTGTTAAGTCGGAAGCTTCTAATCCTGCTTTTTTGTACTCATCCCATGAGCCGTACTTACCACCGGCAAATGGTTTTGATGGATCTGGAGGTGCTGATTTGAACTGCTCGCGCATTCCTTGAACGTAGCTTTGAGCAACCGGATCATTTCCTGCTTGCTCTAATAATCTTTCGGTAGTGTCTTGTTGTCTTTCTCTTGTGGTTTTGTGACCTAGAATTGAGGTTAGGCCACCACCTCCTAGAGCTCCAAGTGCTGCCATTCCGGCAAGGCCGCCCCAACCTACAGGCCCTAGTCCCACTAAAGGAGCCGCTGCCCCAAGTCCCAATCCAAGCCCGGCACCACTAAGCGCGCCGCTTTTTGTATCGTTAGAGTTGATTGCATTATAAAGTCCGTAAGCACCAAGCCCGGCACCTGCTAATCCTAAGTATGGAGTAACTCCAAGTCCTTCAACTGGCGCAACGGCTCCGCCCTCGAGCGGAACTCTCGATGCGCTTAAAACGTTAGGAGCTGATAGCCCTCCCGTTGCTCCTTGAGCTGCAGCACTGCCTAGACTTGTGGTTCCTTGCCCTAACGCTGCTACAGCAGGGACACTAGAATTCCCCCCAAAAGCTCCAAGCTGGCTAGCAGCAATCAACCCTCCAGTTGAAGCAGCCACCGGCAACACCTGCCCTAATGGACTTCGATTAAAAGATTCCTGTTCTTGAGCGTCTTTAAGTCTTTGTTCCTCTTCTTGCTGTTTAGAAATAGCAAGCGATGGATTTGCTCTGAAAACTTTGCGGCCTGAAGCGTTCGATGCTACTGGATCGTAAACATAGGCTGGCTGCCCTGGTACTTCGTAAAATGTCTGACCCGCTGGGGTTGTTACTTTCTTCCAGTTTAGAAACTGAGTGTAGTCGGTCCCTGGAAACGGATCATTTTGAAAAATAGCCATTAACTTCCCCCAGTTCCTGACCAAGCGCCAACCGGCGTAATTGGCCAATCAAATGTTGATTGCATGTCGTACGCTGCACTAACTACAGTCGCGCCGTTCTGTCGTCCGAGCGCTGTTCTTACCGATCTAATCCAGTCTCCTTTATAGGTCTGCGCTGCTGCAAATTGTTGCTTTGATTCGTACCAAGCCCAACGTAAGCCCTCTACGAAAAGATCGTCATCTAAAATTACAAAGTCTGTGTCTGCAGTTATTGGGTAAGGCTCGTGGTATGGGACCCACTCGGCTGTGCCGTCTGTAATAGTTCCAGAGGTTGCGCTAAGCCTGGTAGTTCCTGAGGTTCCGGGGGTCACGCAGTAGTACATGTTATTGACTCCGGTGCGAATATTCCCGACTACATACGCGGTAGTAGGAGCCCAGTTTTGAGGCCACACATAATTAGAAGACGTGTAAGCAATAACGTTTTCGGTTGTATTATCTTGTCCCGGAGGGGAGATCTGAAAATACCCAGCAGATTTTTGAGTATACGGTGTAGTGCTGTAAATATACTCTTGAGCGCCGTTAACTTGGTACCCTGCGTAAGGAGTTGCGATATTTACGCCGTAAGTTTGAAACGCTAGGCGCGCATTGGATAACGGGCCAGCTAGCGGGATCTGATTAGTAACTCCCCACTGCGTGTCTGTAAGCATTCGCCAGTAGTCGCCAGGGAGTTGATAGTTTTCAACACCTAAGGAAGTTGTAAAAGTGTATGTCCTTTTAAGCTGTGCCCAACCATCATTTAGCTCTAAAAGTTGGCCGCCAATATATCGAAGTAAAGAAAGGTACTGTCTAGCGGCAGGAGCTGAATTGCCGACATAGGAGGATTCTCTAGGCTGATTTATCCTATCGCAAAACTCATCTATCAGCTCTTTAATTGTCGCCATGACATATCACTTACTCGTGTTTAAATCCGCGCTTGCCAGTCTTTGGGGCTGGAGCTTCTTCGACGACTTCTGCAGGTTCTTCTACAGCCTCAACTACTGGAACCTCAACTGCAGGCACTACTGCAGCGGTTGCAGTTGGTGACCCGAATTCCAAGTCTGTAAGACTTACAGGAAGTACATAATCAGGATTCGCTACCTTGAACTCTTGGAATAATCCTCGGTATTGCTTGATGTGATCCTTTGTAGCTTTGCCGTTATATCCAGCCTTTGGCATTTCAAAGTAAAGCAGTCCTTTAATCTCAACTACTTCGTTTTTAATGTTAATATGCTTTTCGTCTGCTAAGTAAAATTTACCGATCATAAAATCCTTTATACTGCTCTTAATATTAATTCGCCGGTTGCGTTCACTACCGGGGTCCCTGCGCTCACATCTACTCTAAGCTCAATTAGGGTTTGTTTGGGGATGTGCAAACCTTCACCAAAATCAACGACAAACGGACCACTTGCAAAGCCTGTGTTGTCTAGAGAAAAAGACGATTCAGCAAGTACTTTCTTAACTCCGGTTGAAGTGTAGGAATTTAAATAAACCCACATATCACCAGTTGAGCCGGTCATGTAAACTTGAATTCTTTTCAAGAGTCCGTAAGTAAGTGCCGAAGTTGTGTAGATAAAGTCTCGGGCCTTGCCGATTCCTTCTATATTCGCCTCAATCCTAGTCTTAACTGTTGAGCCTGATACGGTTCGAATATCGATCTCACCGGCATTCGTTAAGCCAGATCCTGCAGTAAGAATCTCTACTGAATTAATCGCAACAACCGAAGTATTTGCAAGAGCAACCGCGTTCGTTCCGTTCAATGTTACGGTTTCAGCAAATGGTAGGTAGCTAGAATCAAGCCCTTGAACTCTTATGGTCCTGGCTCCAGTTCCTGCCGCCGCGTCATTCGCTGATCCCGAGATAGCTTCCAGCGCAGTGCCAGTAAGCATTTGCGCGTAGCTAGACGCAGATCCTACAGCCCAAACAGTTCCGGCTGTAGTTGACGCCGAAGGGTTGTACCCCATCAAATTTACGTGTCCAACCCCTGCGTTTAGCATTTGCTTAAGCCCTTTTTAAATTATGAACAGATCCAAGTGTCAGCGCCGGTACTGATACAAACGATTGGCTTGATACCTGTTAATGCCGAGAATGCTGCATCTACTGCAGCGCCGTTAACAGTTCCGCCAGCGGCTGCATAAACTTTCGCAACTCCTGCAGTTGTGTTTTGTAAAATGTGCGTTGTTCCCACTTGCGTAGTTGTTGGAAATTTCCAACCAACTGTACCGTTTGCGCCAGTAATTTGGTGAACAACTTTGCTCCCCGAAAGAGCTGCCGCATCCGAGACAGTAGTTCCTGCCCCTGCTACAACTTCATGCGGAAGTACTAAGGAAGTTCCAAGGAAGAGAGTTCTAAACAGCTTCGAGGCACTTCCTAAGTCGATCGCATTGGTTGTTTGAGGGACTAAAGACTCAGCAATTGAATCATTCAATTTAGTGCATAGCGCCGTAGCCTGGTTAGCTGTAAACGCTGGCATTAAGCTAGTAGCACAAGTGTCGGCATATGCTGTACTAGTAAGTCCAAACGTCACAAGTAATGTAATTAAAATCTTCTTCATGGCTATATTTTCCTCTGACGATTAACTCTGTTTTTTAACTGCTCCGGGGAGATTTCCATTACAGAAACTTCCTCGCTTGGCTCTTCTTCCAATTCTTGTACTACTTGCTCAACCCGAACACCTCGAGCGCGAGACTTTAAATCTTGGTTCTCTCGTTTAAGTCTAGCGTTCTCAAGTTCCATTCTGTCAGCTTTTCCAGCTTTTCCATCTGGTGAGTTGATCCTTAACCACTGCTGAGCAATGTCTCTGATCTCAAACCCTGATTGGTCTTTAATCTGCTCACAAGCCACTTCATCCATTTCGGCGACTTGCTCTAACGTATGAATACCGAACATATGAAGCTCAGTGATCGTTCCAGGTTGGAGAAATTCAAACTCTTCGATTGAATGACCATCTGGGATCTTACCTTCACGGAAGAATTTGTACTGACGATGAAACTGCCGCTTAGAAAAGTTGTCGGCAATGTCGTCTTTAATGTTGGTGTCGCCTTTAGTCTCGACACGAACCATTTCTACAACTTCTTCGTATGCGTCTTTAAATGGAATCCCAGTTTTTGGGTCTATGTCAAAAAGTAACTTACCTTTTTCGTCTCTAGCTTGTACGGGCTTGCCTCTTGCGTCGAGTGCTAGCTCTCCATCATCTTGCTTTACCCAGAGAGGGCGGGCTTTAAAAGAAAGCCTTTTTTTATTGTAAAATCTTATGTTTTGCTTGCCGGACTGTTTTAGTGTCCCGTCGGAATTAATCTCGACATCAGCAAGTAGGGGGCTTTCAAATGTTTCTATAGAACTCACAGCGCGATCCTTATAAAAGTTAGGGGGCTAAACTTCAGCCCCCTAGAAAAAACTAGTCTTGGCAATTACTAACCATTCGGCACTGCGCGATACAAGTCGCTGCTCGTGCTGTCGTGATTGTTTCTGTCAATTGCAATCCTGCAATCAGATCCGTTGCTGAATCGTCTACAACACCATCAGTTGCTGTAGTGTAGAGCTTTACATCAGCGTTACAGTTGAGAGCTGCAAGAACTTTAAAGTTCGTGCTGCCATCGTATGAGTACTGAGCAATCGGTCCAATCGGTGCCCAGAAATACTCGTTAGCTGCAGCGATTGCAAACTGAGGAACACAGAACAACGTAGGCTTAGCGCCTGAGGTTGTTGTGGTTCCGACAACTGCAACGTTAGCATTACTAACTGTACAAGCTGAATACTGGGGGATTACTCCCCCAGATATAAAATACTTATATACTGTTCCGTTTACCTCGATCTCTTCACCGAGCTGAAACGAAGGCACCTGCCCATCGACAGCTACTCCGTCCGAGCTCGTCAAATTCATCTTTGCTTTAATCATGACTAAAATTCTCCTTAAAATTTAAGAATCAAACATTACAGCGTTCAATCCTGGGTTGTTCATCGTGAGATTTCCAATTCCAAGAAGGATTGCAGCTTCTACCAACTGGTTAAACGAAGTACGCTTGTTCAGTGGTTGGAAGTTGTAGCCGTTATACATCTTAAGCTTGAAGGTTTTTGTGTTTAGCAAATAACCACGATCAGCAGCGATATGAGAAAGGCCAGAGAAGATTTTACCTCCTGCAAGCACTATCGTAACGCCTTCGATCTGAACGTTGTCAAAGTTTGCTTCAAACATTTCTTTATCTACTGTGATTCTCTGCTTACCAGAGAATGAATCACACGCAGCGTTAAAGTATGTTTGACCGAAAAGACCTAAATCAGGCTTATCAGTTCCGCGTACAATCAGGTTCTTGACGTAACGAGTACGAGACTCGATATTGCTAGAATCTGTTGCCGATCCGAACGTTGACTGAAGATTCACAGAAGCATTACGAATAGCTGAGTAAGTTACTCGTGAAAGTCCTCCGATAGATCCTGAGTTGTTAACGTCTGGCAAGTATCCGCGAATTCCTGCGAATGCTTTTCCGCCGTAAGTTGTACCGTCACCTTGAAGCATTGCTTCCATGACGTTCCAAGTGGACTCGTCGGCAATTTCTTGGCGCTCATCCATGATGTCAAGGAAAGCTGATTCGCCTTGGTTCTGTGCTTGCTCTAGCTCGTTGATTACAGTTGGTGTAACGATAATCTTTGGCGTGTACGCAAAAGCTGCTAGGGTATTATTGTAACCCATTGCGATTTCTTCGTTCGCATCGATTAGCTGTACGTACTGATTTTGAGCAATGCGGATGTTTTCAGAAATGAAACGACCACCGGAAATCGTCTTGATCCCGCCGTTCTTTCTCATCTTCCAAACTAGCGGAATATTGTCCGCTACTGCATCTGCTGGTTTCTTATTTCTAAGCTCCCAAGTTGTCGAAAAAATATCACTAAAATTATCTGGCATTTTAAATTCCCCTTTGTTACAGGGGTTTTATCCCCTGTGCATTTCTAACGCCTTAGCAAGTGCCGCTCTGTTTGAAAGCTGCCCCCTAAGGTTTGAATCATTAACGCGAGGTGCTGTTCTTCCTGGAACTGCAGCCGAAGCGCGTCTAGATTTCTCAATATGTTGTTGATTACTTTGCGGGGAGACTCTGACTGGTTCGCCGGATACCTTGCCACCTAAATATTTGTAGGCCTCTCGGACCACAACTACCAGATCGGCGTTAGGGAATCGACGCAAAACACCCTGTTGAAACTTGGGGTCTTGAGTAAGAGATCCTAACTCTTTAGCAAACTGGAGACCTTCCTTAGTGTTGTTCACTAAGTCGGGGAACACTAGCTCGCCTGATCGAGTTTTCTCGGATGTCAGTTTATCAAAAACGCTCTCATACGTCTGAACGGTTTGTCTAAACCTTTCATCCTCTCTTTCTTGTCTTAAGCTTTCTACAGTTTTTTGTAAATCATCTAATCTTGGGTCTTTTACTGTCGGCTGGTCAGACGCCTTATCTAAGTCAATGCCAATCTTCTTTAGTTCGGCTTTGACCGTTGCGGGATCTCCTTTCTTAAATTCGTTGATTAAGCTTAAGGCTTCCATCATTGCTTGCTGAGGGGTAACCCCCTCGCTACCTCGAGCCTCGATGTAGGGCTTCGCCATCTCGCCTAGTTCTCTCCAGGTTTTACCTTCCTCTCTGGCTTTTCTCTCTGCTTCTTGAGCGCGGGAAATCTCTGCAGTTCTTGCGTCGTGAATACGCTTATACTCTTTCTGAATGCCAGAAATATTCTTACTTCTCCAAGCTTCCTTACCTGCAGCGCTAAACTCAGCAGGTGGATCGATATCCGCCTGAACAGCTTGAGTTACTTGCTTCTCTGTTGGGGTCGCTGTAGCCGCTCCCTTTACTTCAGCAATATCCTTTCCTTCTCTATGAATCTTTAAAGACTCCTCAAGAGCTGCCCTATTCGATAACCCGTCAAACTCTGCAGGTTTTGGAGCCTCAACCGTGGTTTCTTGTACCGGTGCTTCTAAATTTACATCATTGCTTGGGATTTCGTCGCTCATATTACTCCTTTCAGTATTTTATCTAGACCAGATTGCTTAGCTATTTCGGCTTGCTTCTCTGCTTCCTTTTGGAACTTTTGATTAATCTCTCTTGGGTTGGCTCTAACTTTTCGAATGGCTTCTAAGCTTGCGTTTCTTCTGTCTTCTCTTAGCGCCTTCTTTTCTTCTTTTGTCTTTATCGCAATATGCTTTTTAGGCTCTTCCGTTGAGCTGAAAGTTAAAGAGCCCGTTTCTTTATCTAGCCTTTCCCACTCGGCCCTTGATTCTACGGTTCTGCATGCCCCTTCGTGGTAGGTAGGCGGCATTGAGTCAAAGATTACAGTAGGAGCTACCCCAAACTTATTATTTGGATTCGGGGGATATCCCTCTTTAAAGGTTTGGGTTTCCTTGTCCCAATAGAACGATCCCCCTGACGTATCTTGAGGGAACATAGGAGGCCAATCGGATTCATGCTCGTGGCCATAGTTATGGACTTTTGATTTAATCGTCATAGCCGTCAAACTCATGCATAAACAACATCAATAAAGCTTCCTCGTCTTTCCTTCGTCTAATTTTCCGCTGAACTCCAAGAGCCTCTATAGCTGCAGATTCCGCCGTTGCTTTGAGCGATTCTCTCGCTAATCTTTCAATCTCTCTTTTTTCCTTGGCGGTAAGCTTCTTTTTTCTTTTAGGCTTGGCGTCGTCGTAATCCCAGTACGTCCCTGCGGCATCCGGCGCGCTTACGGCGTCGGTGTTGCCAGCAGGGGAACGTAGGAAAAACAAAAGCGTCATAACTAAGCTTCAGCTACTTCCTCATGGAATCCATTCTGAGATGGCCTACGTTTAATTTCTTCGTTGAGAATTCTAATCGCTTGTTGCGACTGCTCAACGATAACCATCTGGTCATAGATCATGGCTTTCATTTCCATGATTGAAAGGTCCTCTAATTTCTTCTTGTCCATTACTTCCTCACTTGTAAAAGTATTTGCTGATTGCGTCCGCCGTTTGCAACGTCTAGATAGTTTGTCTGTAAGCTTGGGACTACAAAATCAAAAAGGCTACCCATCATTCCAGGCGTTGCGTGGCTAAGAGAGCTAGTAAAATCAGCCTCTTGAAAATCCTGATCTAACTCTGCTCTTTGCTCTTTAAGAACCAGGAGCAAATTCAAAGCGTCCGTTAGTTGCGCCGCTGCGCTCATAGCAGCGTTGATTATGTTTTGCCGTTTTGCTGTTAAGTCTTGTGCCATATTTTTCCTTTATTAATCCCAAAATCCAGAAGTTGCCGCCGTTGTTCCTGTAACAATCATATTCCTCCTAACAATTACCAACTTGTAATTATAACTACACCGCCACCGCCATCACCGCCGCGACCGCCTGTAGTGCCAGCGCCACCACCACCGCCGCCAGAACCAGGAAAGCCGCCTTTGCCGCCGTTACCGCCAACGCCCGCATCTACTGACGCCCCGCCCGATCCTCCTGTTGATGCAAATAGCATCGTACTTCCTGGGGTCCACGAATAACCGCCGCCGCCGTGAATAGCTGCTCCTGTACCTGTACCACCTAGGATTGTTTGAAAGATTCCTGCTCCTGTTACGTTGCCACCCGCTACGTTAGCACCTGTAGATCCAGAGCCGCCCGCACCGCCTGAGAATGGTACACCGTCAGATAATACGTTTGTTGCTGCTGCTCCCGCTCCATCTGTGATCGCGCCGCCGATAAAACCTACTAGCCCAACTGTTGCCGCCCAAAATCCAGCGTAACCGCCTCTATTTTGAGATCCTATAACTGCTAGGGTTGCTGCCGCTCCTGCTGCTCCTGCAGTAGTTGCTGTCCCAGTGCCGCCGCCTGTCGCTCCTGCTGCTGACGACATTAAGTAAAGATTATTATCTACCGTTAAGTTTGCTACCGTTCCTGCTGGATAAGCGCCCATTGAAATATAGGATATGCCGCCCGAGCCAGCCGTACCGCCGCCAGATCCCACGCCTAAACCACCTAATCCAACTTGGACATAAAGAATATCGGGGACAAAACAGGCAGGCACTAATAGTCTAGCGATACCAGAACATCCACCACCGCCGCCGCCTGCTCTATCTGCTGTAGATACGCCACTAAAACCACCGCCGCCACCTCCACCGCCGCCGACGGCTAGCATATAAATCATCTTTGCGTTCCTTGGTTTCTGCCAAGACTGCCAAGAGGTGGTGTTGCCTGTTACTGTATATATCCTTTCATTACACTGAGCTTTCTCAGGTAATCCAAAATAATCTAACATTAGTAGTCACCTGCAAACGTTATAAACTGCCATCTAGTATTTGCGGCTAAGTTGTCATCTATGCTTGCTAGAATTGTGTAGCCTGGGGATAGAGCGATTCCGAAAGATACTTCGTAATAGTTTGATGCGTTCGATGTGTTTGCCGCTGCTAAAGCTGCCACCGCCACTTCTGTATATAATACCGCCGTTGCTGCTGTTGTGGATCCTGATGTTGCACTAGAAATATAGATTCTAATAACTGAGGCTGTCATGGTTGTGGGGGTTGTTGCAGCTGCTGATATTCTTATTTTATTAACAAACGATCCGTTTGTTGCATTTGCTGTAAACATCAGAAACATATCCGTGCCGATAGTTCCCACACCGTCCGATCTTGTTAGCCCGATGTTTCCTGTAAGCGTTCCAAAAGAAGTTACCGGAACTAAAGTAAATATAGGTGCTGTATTTTGTGCCATAATGTTTCCTTAAAAAATGCCTCTGCTTAGAGCGTAAACAAGCCCAATTGTAGTGCCAGAGCCTGAGGCAGTCGCCCAATCAAGAGTCCCAGCGCCATCGGAATTCCTGAGGAATTGCCCCGCTGCTCCTTGAGCCGCTGGAAGCGTAAGGCTGTAGCTAGTTGCTATTGAAGCCGAACAGAAAATATTTGTATAGAATGCACCTGAGTTTTTAAACTGTAGCCACGGAGATGTTTGAGCTGTGGCACCTTCCAAAATCAGAATCGGAGTAGTGGCGTCCCTCGCTTCAATGTGTAGCATTCCAAGAGGATCTGCTTGGTAGATACCGACAACACCATCAGATCCATCAATCCCAGTGCCTGGCACATAAGGATAAAACACCGCCGCGCCACGTCCGATAGATAGCGCGTTACCTCCACCACCTGCTGAGAAAAGCATTTGGAACTCGCCGCTTGAGTTATTGATTGGGAGGTTTTCAGAACTACGGGCTTCATATCTCCAGTTTACTTTGTAAGCTCCTGTAGCTGCTTGATATACAAAGTCTACTAGATCTAAGTCGTAATTGGTTAAGCGGCCACCGTTAAAGCCCCCACGATTTCCAATCTCAAAACCTGTCGATCCTAAAGCATCTCCAGTTTGAACTATCAAAAACCCTTCGGCTGCTGTGGTAAGCTGATAACAAGCTGCATCAATCGAGAGCATTGCGTTTTCTAGATAATCCTCGATAATAAACGCGTTATTTGTTTGACCATTTGCAAGTCTTAATCCTAGTGGGATGCCGTCAGTATCGCCGGCTAGCAAAAGTGCTGCATAACGATAATCAATCGTCATGTTTGTGCTTTGAGTTGGAGCACCATCTACTAGTAAAGATGCAATACTGCTTATAGCGTTCGGTGATGTGGCTGCTATCGGACAGACCTTGATCCGCAATAAACCTTGCGGCGACGGTGTTCCACCACCTGGGTACATGGTCTGCGTAGGAATTTGAAGAATTGAAATATCCTGAGTGTTAACTAGAGGATTGAAGTAGAAATTTCCACCAGTAGATGGGGAAGAGTACACCTTTCCAGGGGCTGTATGAATTTCAAAATCCATTACGTTTTGCGTGAACGAATTAGAAATCCATTTCAAGTACGCACTTACCGCATTATCGGTGAGCTTTAGAAAAGACCCGTTACCTGCGTTATTAGTGCCATCTCGCTTAATTTCAAAAGTGAAGTTACCTCCAACGCCACCCATGCCGGTGCGGCTGCGTACCTGCAACTGCTGCGCTGTAGATGTTGGGGTACACGCCCATGCAAAGTTGCTGTCGAAACAGTTTTGTACGTTATTGGAGTTATCTAGAAAACTTAAGATTGAAACTGAAGGAGCAGATCCAGCCTTTAAAGTAAGAGCTGTGTTACTGCCAGAAGATGCCGTAATAGCCTGGCCTATCAACCAAGTATTTGCGTTACTAAGATTAATTGATGCTATTACCGCGCCAGTAGTTGGCGATATCGTCAACGTTCCATCGGCGTTCGATACGCTAGAGACGGCACCACCGCCACCTCCGACGATATCGAGCGTGCCGGTAAAAACGTTAAACTGATAAGCCATTACGTTCTAACCACTCCCGTTAGATTTGCCCCGGTATAGGTTAAGGTTAGAGTTGCGACTGTTACGGTAGCGAGTTTATACACGACGCCTGTTAGATCCGATCCGGTGTAACTCAACACTAACTCGTCGTAATTTTCCGGGACTAAGCCGCTAGCTAAGCTAAGCTCGTTACCTGTGGAGTTGACCAATACAACGGCCTGCAGCTCTGCGCCTGCAGCTGTCTTGAAAATACCAACTGGATAAGCGTTAGTTGGACTGTTTGCTACGTTCTGGACTAAGGTTACATCCGACATTAATCAGCATCCTCCTCATCAATCTCGATGTGCGTCGCGTCCCCGGACTCATCCCTTATAATTCTGCCTTTCTTCTTTCGCTTCTTGGCCTTTGGCTGATCTAAGTGAACGACTACAGGGGTAGGTGATTGCTTCATCTCTTTAAGAGTCTTTTGGATCTCTACCATCGTGTGGACAGTGTTCATCTTGTGCTCTTCTTGTAACCTTGCCTCAGTTACCCACTTCTCACGCTCGGACAACATTGCTTGCTGAGCTTCAACGCCAGCATAGAGCTCTTCTAACTGTTGTTTCTGTTGAGCTACACGCTGATCTAGGATTAACTCAAGCTGTTTGACTTCTGTTTTTTCAGCGATTTCCTTAGCTTGGAGCATGAATTCAGCGCGCTTGACCATCAAGTCTTGCTGCGCTAGTGCAATTTCAGACTGTAGCGATTGAGCTTTTAAGTTTAGCTCGGATGCGCTAACACCGGCCTCGTTTTGCATTTTGATCTGCTCTAACTGCAGCGCAAAACCATCTAAGCGCTCTTTTTGTGCGATCTTTGCTTGCTCTATTCCAGCATCAATTTGCTGTTGTAACTGATCGAGTTGATTAGTAGCTACTGCCTTCTGTTGGTCAAAGTCTAGCTTTCTAGTTTCTAACTCTAACTTAGCCCTGTCGTAATTAAACTCAGGTTCTTTAGGCTCGTTAACCTTATCAATAGTTTTTTGTATCGCGTCGGTTATCTCGTCCATGAATAGTTTGCCGTCAGTAAGTTCGGCTACTACGTGCTTCATGATGCGTAATTCAGCATCGGCAAGCTCTGGCATGTCCACTGCAGTTTTAGCGACCGATTCCATCATTTTAGTAATGGCGTTCGCTGTTTCTATTGACTGTTTTTTCTTCCAGTCTTGGTTGATTGAAATAGTAGAATCTGTCTCAAATTCAATTCTAAATCTGCGTCTTCTGTTATTCTTTAACAGCTCTAAAGATACTGGGTACCGCTTCTTATCCTCAGGGTCTAGCGTTTGGGGGGTTATATACTCATCGATCGTCTCGTCTGAGAACATCTTAAGCCCTAATTCCATGCCGAGCTGATAGTTATCCTTGACCCACTCTTGTACTTTTCTCTGGTACGGCTCCATTCGGTTAAGCGCAAACTTACCCTCGAGCTGCCTTTCCCCGTAAGTTTTATCAGCATCGGAGCTTTGACCACGGATAAGATCAGAGAACCCTGTGATATTATAAAACATGTTTAAGCGCTGCTCGAATGCAACATACATGTTTTGAAGGCCCTTCATTAATTCATCAACTGGGAAGTATGCAACTAGTGCGGCTAAATCTCCCTTACTGTTCATTAAAGATTGCGCGAGGTTCGGCACTCCCATTCCCGTACCTTCACCATTTGCCCAATTCTCACCAATCAGAGGCGCAAGCTCTCGAACCGAGCTATCAAACAAGAATCTTACTCGCACGGCCCGAGTAAGCTGCAGCATTCTTGTAACAATTGAGCTGATATCATCTAAAATATCCTGAACTTGAAAATACTCAGGAGTTGGCCAAAAGCTTCTAGTAGATTGGTTAATTACTAATGGCTCTGTGCATGGGAAGAAATTAGATAAGCCGTAAAGATCCGAATTGTCGTACTTATCAGCACCTTCGGCCACCATGTCAGAAGGCTGGAAGAAATCTTCTGAGTTATCAGCGAACCATCTGACCTCTTTTAAAACACTATCGTAGTACTCATAGACCGTTATTGGTTTCTTGCCGCACTTGTATTCTTCTAAGTCTGCTTGAGTTAATGCGTCTACGCCTTTTTGGCCAAATTTCTCTTTAAACTCTCGATAATTATACGGATATTCAAACGCTAATCTTGTGACCTTGTTCCATTTAGTAGCCTCAGGATCTACCAACAAATGCGGGTATAATTCTGATTGGAAGTAAACCTCTTCATTTTCAACAGAGACCATCTGTCCAGTTGAAATGTACGGCCCTAAATCATCCTCTTCCGCCATCATCGGATCAACTTGCATTCCGTCTGGTGTAACTAAGAGAGGCGGCAATGGTTCTGTTCGCATCGGCATACCATCCGGGCCCATCTGCTCTTGAGGCTGCTGCTCAATAACCTGAAGTCTTATCTTTTCTGGTTCTTCACAGATTTCACTTCGGTAGAGCCATCGGCCCCAGCCAAAGTTTGTAACTAAAAAATCATCGTTTGACGATGCAAGCTCGGAGAACGCTTCAAAGGTCTTTAAAATCCCCTTCGTGAATCGCTCGCCTATAACACATGCCGTTCTACCAAACGGATCATCGCCTTGAGCATCTTTGATAACCGGGAGCGGAAGCCTTGCAAACGTGATCGGCTGCCTGATTTTCCAACAGGACCACCAGAGCGGGAACTTTGTCCACCTTTTCGCTCTATCGAGCTCTCCACCGCCATATAATTTACCCAACGCATTGCGCTTTTCTATCTCGTTCCAGGACCTATCGGCTATTAACTTCCAGTCTTCTTGCTTCTTCTTAGCATCAACAACAAACTGTTTAGCATCGGCTATGGTAATCTCATCACCGTCAAGAACTTGACGGTCTAATGCGCCTGGGACATTCGGACCACCAACACCTAATTCTTTCTTTTTGGTTTTCTTCTTAGCCAATTGGCAACCCTGGTATTAAATCTCTTAATGCTGGACGTACTGTTCTTTTATCTGTAATGGCTCTTTGAACTTCCGTTTCAATATCCCTCGGAGCGTCGTAAACAACTTTGTTAGCCATAGATGCTAACCTGACACAATCGCAAATGTGTGTCGCCTCCCCATCTTCTTGTGCGTCCCACAATTTACCCTCGTTCGGGTTGCGCTCTATCATTGGGATATAATCTTGGCAATACTTGCAGGACTCGAAGAATACAATCATGGGCCAGCGTTCTTCGCTTCCAGCTATTAACAACTCGCCTGTTAGCTTCGAAGCCATCTGTGCCCAGCCATTCTTTCTATCAGTGTCCCCGAGCGTTAGATTGATCCCAGCTTCCTTGAATTCTTTCGCAATTGTGCGACAGCGAAAGCTCTATTATCTGAGGATGGTTGGGACGCTCAAACCGGCAATTACTTTGAGATGTGGGAATCAGAGAAGCACGTTACCAAAGACTTTGTTATCCCT